CATGTGTCACTCCGCCGCTTGTACTTCCACCAACTCCAAATGTTCCAAGTAATCCTGCAATTTGTCCTACTCCACCAAATATTTCTTGTAGTCCATCGCTGGCGCCAAATGTACTTGCTAGGCCACCGAGTGCATCTGCGGCTCCTGCAATCTGTCCTGCGGCACTACCTACTACATTACAACTAATATAGTCAACATCGTTTGGTAATTGTATTGTTAGTCCAGTAATAACCACTGGGACATCTTTAAACACATAATTTCCGTAGGCATTTAATTTTACAATAGGAGGAGGATTGCCAGACTTTGGATCATTTCCCATGAACATTTTGGATGCTGATCTTAAATAGTGTATCGCCGCTATCCAGTACAATGCCTGTGTAGGATCTTCACAATACATAGGAGCAGTGATTTGAATTGTACCAGGATCACTATTTTTATACGCTTGAAAATTGTAATTGTTATGTACTGTTGATACCGGTGTATACGTAGTGGCCTGTGTTATGCTAATCTGAGGAGTATATGGAAATATTAATCCTCCAGCATCTTTTAATGGTGCTAATACCGGGCTTGTTCTAAAGCTGGGCCAAGTTGGGAGACTTAATCTGACACGCCAATCATTACTAGGAGCATCGCCTCCACCGAAGGAAGCAATCGCACTCATGGTGTCGCCTACTAGTTCTCCAGCACTTGGCAAATCCAATGCTCTTAAACCACTGCTAAGACTGTTTGCACTTAAAGCGGCACTTAAATTGCTAGCAACTGAACTAGCGCCACCTAAAGCTCCAAACACACTTTGTACCGCACCAACTGTTTGGTTAATGCCGGATGCTGAATTAAATAGACCCATTTTGGCTCTCCTGATACTCTATTTATTTGACTTTAAAATGTGCGTATATTATAATCATACTTGAGGACTGACTAATGACAACTAAAATTAACTATTTGAATAACAAAGACATGCTTGCAGAAATACACAAAAGCAAGAGTTCTTACTGTAGTTTTACCAAACCCGAATATCACCAATATGACTTAATTGTACCAAGTTTAGACAAAATAAACATACGTACTGTTGCTGAAGCCAAGCGTAATCGAGCTAAACGCATAGGTGATTTAGACTATCAAACTCGAAAAAAGGCTGGAGAAAAAGTTAAGCAAGCTGACTGCGAAGTTGATTATAAAAAGATTTCTAAGTTGGATCTAGTGTTCCGTGTTATGACATTTGACCATATTCCTGGAAATACTACCCGTAAAAAGAATCCTAAAAGTACTGCTGATAAGCATGACAAGGTTAATTTTCCTCCTTTCCAACATTGGAAATTCAACGAAGAAAATGAACTAATTTGTGTAGGCAAGAGTCATTGGAAAGGTAGTTTAGAAAAAGGAAAATTTGACAAAGACGCTGGGCAAATTACTAATACACTAGCCCGCATGATGATTAAACTTTGTGAACGATACGCTACTCGCGGCAACGTTCGTGGCTACACATACAATGACGAAATGCGTGGACAAGCTATCTTACAATTAACACAAGTAGGACTACAATTCGATGAATCAAAATCTGATAATCCTTTTGCATATTTTACTGCCGCGGTTACTAATAGTTTTGTTCGTGTTATTAATATTGAAAAACGCAACCAGAATATTCGCGATGATATTTTAGAAATGAATGGTATGAATCCTAGCTACAGCCGTACTGGTGCAGGTGAGCACGAAGCGGCTTTAAAACGACACAACGCAGAAGGTGCGGCAGAACCAGAAGGAACACCAAGTGAGTAATTTGTTTAAAAAAGTTGCTTGTTTTACAGACATACACTTTGGCCTAAAGTCAAATAGTTCTGTACATAACCAAGACTGTGAAGATTTTGTAGATTGGTATATTGCAAAAGCTAAGGAGGAAGGCTGTGATACAGGAATTTTTATGGGCGATTGGCACCACAATCGCAATAGTCTTAATATTACTACTATGGATTATAGCCTTAGGGCTTTGGAAAAACTGGGGCAAGCGTTTGATCAGTTTTTCTTTTTTCCTGGCAATCACGATCTTTACTATAAAGACAAACGGGATATTCATTCAGTCGAGTTTGGCAAGTATATTCCCGGAGTCACAGTGGTACACGAACCGACTACCATTGGAGATGTCACACTCTGTCCATGGCTTGTAGGCGACGAGTGGAGAGCAATTAGTAAAAAAGGCGGAAAGTATATCTTTGGACATTTTGAATTACCTAGCTTCTTTATGAACGCCATGGTACAGATGCCAGATCACGGTGAAATTCAGTTAGATGCTTTTAAGAGCTACGAATTAGGATTTAGCGGACACTTTCATAAGCGTCAGCAACAAAAGAACATGATCTATATCGGCAATGCATTTCCGCACAACTATGCAGATGCATGGGATGACGAGCGTGGTATGATGGTATTAGAATGGGGTGGACAGCCTGAATATTTTAGTTGGCCCAAGCAACCTACATTCAGAACTGTTAAACTAAGCCAATTGATCGACGAAGCGGACACATTGATATTGCCCAAGCAACATTTACGTGTTACACTAGATATAGATATCAGCTATGAAGAAGCTAGTTTTATCAAAGAAAAATTCATTGCGGATTATGATATTCGCGAGCTTACTTTGATAGCTGAGAAGAAAGAAATTGAGATGAATACTAATATCGATATCCAATCATTTGAAAGTGTGGATCAGATTGTTAGTAGTCAAATTATTAGTATCGATAGTGATACTTACGACAAGAATACCTTGTTGGAAATTTATAATAGTCTATGATAAAATTAAAAGATTTAACAGTTAAAAACTTCATGAGTGTGGGTAATCAAACCCAAGCTGTAAACTTTGCACAGGAAAACTTAACACTTGTACTAGGCGAAAACTTAGATCAAGGCGGTGACGATAATGGTAGTAGAAACGGTACTGGAAAAACCACCATTGTTAACGCACTAAGTTTTGCTTTATTTGGCAACGCACTTACTAATATCAAAAAAGACAACTTAATTAACAAGATCAACAATAAAAATATGTTGGTTACGTTGAGTTTTGAAAAAGACGGTATAAACTATCGTGTCGAGCGTGGGCGTAAACCTACGCTTATGAAATTCTTTGTTGACGATATTGAACAAGAAGGTGATGAAACCGATGACGCTCAAGGCGACATGCGTGAAACACAAAAAGATCTAGATGAATTGCTAGGCATGAGTCACGATATGTTCAAGCATATTGTTGCACTTAATACCTATACAGAACCCTTCTTAAGTATGCGGGCTAATGATCAGCGAGTAATCATTGAACAATTACTAGGTATTACTATTCTTAGTGAAAAAGCCGAAAGTCTTAAAGAACTCATACGTCAAACTAAAGAAGCTATTGTGCAGGAAACTGCTGATATCGAAGCGGCCAAGAAAAGTAATGAAAAAATACAGCAAAGCGTTGACGGTTTACTAACAAGACAACGAGCTTGGAATAGCCAACACGAGCAAGATCTTGAAAAGATCGGCCGAGCGATAGTAGAGCTCGAGAGCGTAGATATAGAAGCTGAGCTTGCGAAGCACAGCGAGCTAAAACTTTTCGAAGAAAAGACAGCGAAGCTGAATAGCCTAAATAAGGAACGGGCTACGTTAGATAGCGCGATAGCGCAAGCGGAGCGAAGCGTCACGAAGTACGACGGCGAGCTCGCCAAACTGGCTAACAAGACCTGTCACGCTTGTGAACAAGAACTGCATGATCACAAACATGAAGAAATGACTCAGCTGGCACAAGGGCACCTTGACGAAGCCCGAAAATATCATGCCAAGGTTGAAAAAGATCTTGCTAAAATCCTCACGGAAATTGAAGCTATTGGACAAGTGCCCAGTAGGCCTGTTACCTATTACGACACAGTAGAACAAGCACTTAAACATCAGAATAATCTTAAAAATCTTGAAACACAGCTGACTATTAAAGCTGGAGAAACTGATCCTTATCAAGAGCAAATTGAAGAACTGTGCATGACTGCTATGCAGACTATCTCGTGGGATGCTGTCAACGAGCTGACCAAGATCAAGGATCACCAAGAGTTCTTGCTTAAACTCCTGACCAGTAAGGATAGCTTTATTCGTAAGAAGATTATTGATCAGAATCTAGCCTATCTAAACAACAGACTTACCTATTATCTGGACAAAATGGGCTTACCGCATACTGTCATGTTCCAAAACGATCTAACTGTTTTAATCACACAGCTAGGGCAGGACTTGGACTTTGACAACCTATCGCGTGGTGAGCGTAATCGCTTGATTCTAGGCTTATCTTTTGCCTTCCGTGACGTGTGGGAAAGTCTGTATCAGAATATTAATCTCTTGTTTGTAGACGAGCTGATAGACAACGGCTTAGATGCGGCTGGAGTTGAAGGCGCACTAGCTGTGCTTAAGAAAATGGCACGTGAACGTAAGAAAAATATCTTCTTAATATCACACAAAGATGAACTAATCGGACGAGTTAATAACGTACTCAAGGTTATTAAGGAAAACGGTTATACCAGTTATGCTACTGATTTGGAAATAAATGAGTAAGCATGTAGAACCAACACCGCATCAGGATGAGGAAACTCATGACCAACTCATGCGGGCTTTTCAGGCATATTTTAAGGCTAATCAAAAATGGATCAACAAGGGCACAAGGCGAGCAGGTGAAGAAATGCGCTACTGGCTAGCGCAGATACGTATTATTGCCCGTGAGCGTCGTGCTCGTGTGCAACAGTATCGTGTACACTTGGATCAATCAAAGGCACTACGCAAGGCAAGCCAAAAGGCAGGGGAAGGTGAGACAGAATAAACTACATAGTTTATATGTCTTGGACTTACCAATCAAAAATTATAGAAACACTACCGGAAGACTGTATTGGGTTTGTATATCTTATAACAAATACTGTCAACGGGCGTATGTACATAGGCAAAAAACTATCTAAATTCTCGAAAACTACACAAAAGACAGTAAAATTAAAGAACGGCACTAAGAAAAAGAAAAAAATCCGCGGCAAAATCGACAGCGATTGGCGTGAATATTGGGGTTCTAGCCCTAATTTAACTGCGGATATTGAGGCTCTAGGCAAGGAAAATTTTACAAGAGAGATACTTTATTTGTGTATTAGCAAGGCTGAAATGAGCTATATCGAGGCAAGAGAACAGTTTGATCGCAGGGTATTAGAAACAGATCTTTACTATAATGGTATCATTAATCTAAGAGTCGGCGGGTCAAAACTACTACGTGAAGCACTGGCAAAGCATGACAAAACTTGATTATTCTAAAACTAACAAGAGCGATACTGCTTTTTTAAACGATCCCTACTGGACTAACCCTAAAAAGGGCTTTGACAGTGCTTGGCACACTCATAAAGAAAAATTAAACAAAGGCCTAGGTTCCCATCTAACGCACGATTGGCAACCTGTCAAATCCCCATCAGGCCCGCACGAAGGCAAAGCAATCTGTAATACTTGCGGTGGCAAGTTTATTATGTGGTTGCCTAAAGGCTACTTTAACTCTAACACCTAAGGTTGGCGGGCCAGATTGTAATACCGCTGTGGAAAAACCGGGGAATAACCGGACACGTAACATATTGAGACACTCCCCTGGAGATAATCCAGTATCCTGAAAAATCGGAAGTGAGTCTGAGGGTTCGAACCATATGCCCAACGTATTGATATAGTATGAATGTTAGCATACGAAAAGCCGTGCTGAGAAAACTTAAACACTAGGAACGAGGTTTAAGACGCTAGTTTAGCGAGTCGACGTAGGTGGGGAAAGGTCAGAGCCCATCAGCTATACGGTTAAAATACCTACTTCCAAATGTCTCGGCTGGGTGCAACTCACATGAAAAGACAAAAGGCGGAACCCGGCAAAACGGTTCCGTCTGACTGAAACAATCTACATGAAGCTTAACGCTTCGCGTTTAATATTAACTACTCCTTAAAAGTTCGAGCTGATAAGCGAAGAACAGATGAACGTAGTTCATCTACAGCCCTACTAAATATATGATATGAAAGTTCTAGATATTATCAGCGAAGCACAGCCGTCACCAGGAGTTAATTTTACTTTTGAAGATGCAGTGGTCAAATCATGGCTTGAGAAAAATCCACATCTACAGCTGACTAACAAATATGACGCAGAAGCTGGTAATTTCTTCAGTCGTTGGATAAACAAGAATGCTCGAGCTAATCTTGAAGCTGAATTGCATTTTAAAACTAAATTTGGCACAGCATTTGCCCTACTCAAGGCCGCAGGGCTAATTGAACAACTGGTTATTACCTATAATAGACTACGTGCATTAAACGATCAGGTCTATGAAAAGGGTTCTGACGGACAACTACTGCATACTCGAGCTTGGATAGAAGATCAACAGAACGCTATTGTTGGCACATTCTTGGCTACACAAATGGTTCCTTTGATTCTCAGCAGTATCAAACGTGGAGTCCTAATTGGAGCCCTAAGTGATCTATTAGCTGGAGCGGCCATGCGCACTCCGGGCGGTGTT